GGTAGATGAAACTTGCGCCTCTAATGAGGTTAAAATACTACTAACGCTCATCGCCTGACCAAGCTTGAAGTATTTGGAGCCAATTCCTCATGAACATCTTGCACCCCATCATCATCTACATCAACATTTAGATACATGGTTTTCATAGCTTTATTGTATAATGACCTATATCTATCGCTTTTTTGCATATAAACATCATCAACCTCATCCGATGCCTGGAAGAATATCTTGGACAGTGCCAGGTATGTTGATGCAAGCTTAACTTGTGATATGTCCAATAAGTCAAAAGCCGTAACATCCTTAAGCTTTCCTGTGGAAAAATCTTCTTTGTATCTACCATCAGCCCTTAATTCTTGGATAATCTCATCCCTAGCCGCAGCATGTGACAATATAAAAGAGCTTTCAGAGGTAGATTTATATTTTTCAATATCAAAAAACTCTCTCTTAAGGTCTTGATCGTCACTAAAGACTATATTTATTCCATTTATAACCATCTCTGTAGTGTCGCCACTAAAAGCTATCTCATACCAGAATAATTCACTGGAGTTTATGGTGGTTTTTGCTTCTGATAATTGGTTTCTATCCCAACCAATAAAACCTGACCTGGATGCGCCCGAGGTATCATCGTGTAAGCCTGAGACAGCCCCAAATGAGGCACCATTGTAAAATGATATACTAGTTATCACACTGTTGGTGTTGGGTGTCTCAAAGTCGATATAAAAGACACTAATGGGCTTATAAAACCCTACATAGAGCTTATCCTCTAAAGCTACATAAGACACAGAAGATGTTCCCCTGTCATAACCAGCCATAGCATTAGAGTAATCAATAAAAACTCCATCATCATCATGCAAAACACTTAGTTTTTCATTAATTTTTATCATTACCAAAGTTCCCTTGTATTAAAAGACACTAAATTGATAGCCTTATTAAGCTCTAGCGCCTTTGCTACCAGGGTTACAGTTTGAGCATTATTAAAATCTGTGTTGTCGTTAGGATTTAGTCTGACACCAGACTTTCTTAATACTTCACCCCAATTATCATCAACAGACATTATATCTCATCCAGGTTTACATTTTTAAGCTTAGTATTATCGGGGTGCCTAGAACTAGCGTGGTTGAACAAAACATACCACTTATCACCCTTAACCTGGGTTCCCTTTATTTCAATCCTGTATGGTAAATCCCATATAAACTGCGTGAGTTTATCAATGTCATTGCTACATATATATGTAAAAAATGTGGATTTATTTTCCATAAGCCTCAAATAAAAAGGGGAGTCGAAACCCCCCAGTTAATTATGGTAAAAAGTACTCAACGTAAAAGTTTACTTTACCAGCGGTTAAGTCAGCCGTGCCGATAGTTACATTAAAGTCTCTATCTGCCGCAGAGTTACATAAGAAAGGAATGATATGATCATTCGTATCGTCCCATAGTAAAGCTGCACCGCCACCTGCGGCGTTTCCAACAGCATCAACCCCTAAAGAAGCTTCTGCGATTGCATCACCAGAATATCCATCTGCATCAGTAGTGTTACCCCATGATAAAGTTGATGAACTTCCAACAACAGCCTCTTCAACGAAATAATAAACTTCTTTGATTAAGGCATTATCTGGTAGTGGTGCAGAGTTAGATTTAGCACTAAGGTCAATAGCCCCAGCAGCACCACCATCTTCCGCAAAGTCATACACATATTTCTGCATGTGCGATTTATTTCCAATTCTTGACATAATATTCTCCTAAAAAATTAGCTTAGTTTTACAACACGTTTGTTGTCTAGCTGTTTAACACCAAATAAAAGGTCAACATTCACTCTGTTACCTCTTACACCGTCTACACCAAGGTCATAAACAGAAATATTTAAATTATCCTGGATTGCCATTGTCATAAATGATGGATGGAACATATAAGCAACATTTCCAAGCTCAGAAGTCATTTGAACATCAAAACCTAAAACTGGTGTTTGGATTGCCCCACCTGTTAGTGGTGAACCTGCTGGGATGAAATCTCTTGAAGTAAAGCCAGTAATATTAAAAAGGTCATTATACTGAGCTGTCCCACCGATTAATTTTCTATCAGATTCTGGAACGTCTTGAGCATCAAGTAATTCCTTACCCTCAAGAATATCAGCAAGTGCCAAAGTTGTACCACTATCAAAAGCTATTTCATGATCTGGCGCAGAGGCACTAGGTACAATAGTCTCAATAATGATTGACTGCATTTTCTTCATAATTGCATAAACAGCGTGTTCTCTAAGCTTATCCATCATTGGTAATGACTGAAGTTGTGCTCTCTTAGTAACAATAAAGTCTTTTACAAGTCTCTTGTTTACTACTAATTGCTGCTTAGTGATTGTAACTGCATCTGCGTCATTTCTTGAACCCTCTGAAAGCTCAGTAGCCCCAGAAAACTCAGGCACAGTAGAAATGTTTACAATATCTCCAAGGTCAGAGATTTCATTCTCGTAATCCCTAGAAATTGAAGCGTTAAAAGGTAGCTCTGAAAGTAATACTTCGTAAAACCTACCAGACCATAGCTCAGGAACAATAGCCGCAGCTTCAATTCCAGATGTAATTAATTGATCAGACATAATTTTCCTCTCTTAGTTTTTGATTAAGTGTCTTTTTTTAGTAATTATTTCCTGATACTTATCAGGGTCACTCTTTTGTAATGCAAGCACCTCTTTAGATGAATAAGTCTTATCTCTTCCATCAAAGTTTCCAGTCTTGTTATTAATGGTGGGATCAACCTTCTGCTTAAACATTTTAGGCTTTGTGTTTTTTAAAGACTCAACCCAGGTATCTGCTCCATTAACTATAAACTGCCCACTAGATGTAGTTTCGACCAATATATCTGAAGTGTCAAAAGCATCTAACATATCTAAGAAATCTTCATCAATGCCATTTTTAAGAGCCTCTTCTTTAAGTCTAGACATTTTCTTGTCTTCAATGATATTTCCAGTTAGCGATTTAAGCTTACCTTCAATGTCAACCTTAGAGCTTCTCTCTTTTTCCCACAATTCTTTATAGTTGTTTGACCCTTCTAGATTCTTTTCTTCAAGTTCTTTAAGCTTGTTTTGAAAGTCTTCTATTTGCTTTTGAGAATCCATAAACTTGCGCTTAAAAGCGTGCATATCGTTTTTTGTTTTCTCATAAGCCTCAACATCAACAACTTGTGGAGCTTTTTCTTCTGGCACTTCTTTTTCTTCAATCTCTTCTGACATGCTTATTCCTTTGGTTACGAACCTCACTGAGTACGACTCAATGCTAAATGTTTTAGGTTTTAGAGTACGACTCCTAAGCCTACTTTTTAGTTAATTGTATTGCTTTAATTAACGCATTGGCAATTCTTTTACGAATACCAGCATTAAAATCTTCACCGTCATGTGGCAACATCCTTCTCAGGACTTGTTTTTTACCAGCGCCCAGGCGGTCATGGTACTTTGCTTTAGAGTCTGAAAACCACACAAATACATTGTCTCTATTGATCTTAGCCTTTAGACTTCTAAGCATTTTACCGGTAACTGATAGGTTAACAGGTCGTTTTTTCTTTCCAGAAAGTTCACCCCTTCCCATATTATCCATATAACTCTCAGAGTATTTCTCATATCTCAATTTACCACTTGTCCCACTCGGCTTAGTACCACCCTTATTAACAGGGGAACGACCGGACTCAATAGATTTAATAATCTCATCTCTAATGAACTTCTTTAGAATCCTAAAAAACTTTGGCTTTGCCCTTTCGGTGAGAGTTAATGCTATCAACCTCTTTTGGGAGCGTTTAATCTTGATCGGCATAAGAGTCTATTATTTCCTTTATGTCTCGCATTATATTACGCTTAAACTTTTCATCCTTATTAGGTATAAATTTTCTTTCTGGAACACTCGTTTTTCTAGCCCTAACTGTGCGCTTATTGTGATTCTCAGCTTTAAGCATATTTTCACTACCAGCATCTTTATGAATACCAACAGACAAAGTGTTACCCGAAAACCTTGCGTCAAGAGCGTCTAACATGTCACCAGTAAGCTCCAGGTTAGCTTTAGAGCCACCAGATTCTTTCATCTTTATTTTCTTATAATTCTTAGATAGTGAAGCCTTGAACTTACCACCACTAACAGGTGATTTTTGACTAGATATCTGGTCGAGAATAGTATCCACGATATACTCTGCCACCTCTTCCTTAGCCGCTTCTCTTTCATTAACAGAAACCTTACCAAAGTCTAACTTAATTTTCTTCGTTATTGGTATTGCCATCTTCTGACTCATCCCCATTTATTGATTCGTCTATAAAACTTGAAGCCTTAGTAATAGATAGCTTCATATTTTCCTCGTGCTTTGCTAGTAACCCATCTAAAGCCTCTTCTCTGGTAAGCTTAGGGTTTTCTTCTATCATAGCGTCAACCTTGTTTATAATTCCGATTTCAATTCTAGACTTCATTGCGTTTAATCTCTCATTTTCATTAGAGAAGTGCTGTGGCTTTTCAAACTCAAGCATATAAAGAACATCGTTAACAGAGCCTATATCTGAGAAGCCAATAGAAAGCCCTGTCTGACTCTCACCTAGAACCTGTTGCCACTTATTCGCCACTCGAACTATATTGATTTCCTTATCCATGTACTGCTCCTGTTCATCTTCTATAGCTGTCATAGGCTCCGCATTCTGTATTATTTCTTGGATACCAGAAGCCGCAGAACCACCGTCTAACTTACCTTGGATAGAGTTTACCCCTAGGTCATTTGTAGATAGTAAAAAGGCTACATACTGCTCTATCATGCTCATGTGGTCACCTATTGGTGGGTTAGAAGATGCAAAACCGATTTGTGGTGTAGCGTCTCCATCTTCAACCTTCATGGTGATAGCTTTATTGGGGCCTACCTTAAAGGTCTTAGGAACATTTGAGCCAAACATATAAAAAAGCCCCATACCTTGAATCTTAGCGATAAAATAGAGGTCTGTTAATAAAGTGTTGATGAGTATTGAGCCGTCGACTATATCTTCACCCCCTACAGACCAAAAAGAGCCGTCTTGATCTTTGGAGAAAAAAGTAAAAGGTAAGTCACCTATAGGATTATCTACAGTCATATCCTCACCCTCAGAGCTTTTATTTATATAATTACCCTCACTATCACAAGTAAAGTGATACTTTTTAGACCAAAAAACATACTCTTTATCCTGGTCACTAGGTGAATCTGCTATGGCTTGCTTCTTTCCATCACCGTCTCTAAAGTTATTTTTCAAACCTGACTTATTTCTATTTTGTGGACTGGAATAATCCTCGTTAAAAGATGTGTTTGTATAGTGACTAAGGATAACAGCTCTAGGCATTTGCGTATTATCTTCATCCTCAACTACATCAAGTTGGTGCGGCGCAAGAACTTCTAACATTTGAGACCATTTACCATCACCTGAGTGATTTTTATAAGGCTTATTGTATACAGCGGCATTCCTGAATGCTTCTTTATATCTATCAACCTTTTTCATAATCGAGTTTAAATTTAGCAAATCAACCATGCTGGATATAAAGTCGGCATCACTCTCGATTAATGGTGTTCTAACAGGTGCATTCTTATAAACCCTAGCTTTCTTTTGAACCATCTTTTTAAACATATTG